CTGCGGGGTGATCTTCAGCTGGCCGACGGTCGGGGACGCGTCCGCGGCCTCGATGCCTTCCGCCGTCCACTCGGCGGTGACGCCGGCCGAGGTGACGCCGTTCCAGTCGTTGGTCGCGGTCGTCTTGATCGTGGCGTACCGGCGGTACGGGTTCGCCGACGCGTTGTTGGTCAGGATGATCGTCGGGTCGAGCGTGAACGGCACCAGGTAGCCGCCGTTCGCCGCGGTCAGGCTCATCGCGGCACGCTGGGAGAACCCGGTGGGCTCCTCCATGTACTGCTGGAACGCGGCCAGGTACTCCGGCGTCGAGGTGGTCAGGATGTGCCGGGCCACCGCGGTCCCGAACTTCGGGCCCAGCTTCTCGACCATGCGCGTCGCCTGCTCGGCGCCGTCGTGCTGCAACTGCCAGTGGTCGCTGCGCTCGGCGTACCGCTCGACGGCCTTGAGCGCCCGGGAGCGCAGGTCGCCGGGCTGCACCATGCCGGTGCGCACCGAGTCCATGTCGGCGTAGGGGTCGAGGTCGTTCTTGACGACCAGGTCCGGGGTGGACCGGGTCGTCTCACGGTTGGTCTCGGCGGCGGCCCGCTCGCGGATCTCGGCGATCTTCGCCTCGCGCTCGGCCAGCGGCTTCAGCTCGGTGTCGAGCTCGTCCCACTCCTGGGTGAGGGCCTCGAACCGGAGCGCATGCTCGTCGGTCTGCTCCTCGACGCCCAGCAGGGCGTCCAGGTCGGATCGGATGGCACCCATCCGCGTCCGAATCTCTTCCGCACGCTTGATCACGTGCTACTCCAATCCCTTGGCGATCATGAACGCGCGGATGCGGGCGTTCAGGTTCGACCGGGAGTGGCTCGGGGCCGGGTCTTCGGTCGGTGCGCCGGCGGGGCCCTCGGCGGGCGTGTCGGCAATGGCCTCGGCCGAGTCCATCGGAACGTCCAGTTCCTCCGGAGTGACCAGGTCGTCGAGTTGCTGCAACAGGGCGACCCGCCGCTCGGCGGGTGCGGTCAGAAGGGCGCCGAGGACCTGCTGGGCCCGGACGCCGGTGATGGCGGCGCCGGAGAACGCCGGGAACGGGGTCGGCCCGAACTCCCGCATCTTGATCTCCATGCGCCGCACGGTGCGGAGCTTGCCGCCGCCGTCGGGCCGGAATCCGCCGGCCGGGCGGCGGCCCGGGTCGGAGCGCAGGAACGCGCCGCCGTAGGACTGCGCCTTCACGCTGCCCTGGCGGATCGACTCCAGCACCTCGTCGGCAAGCGGGGTGTTGCCGTACTCGGAGACCGTCAGCACGCCCCGCTTGTCGGCGCGGACCTCGACGCTGACGCCGATCGGCACCGAACCGCGGTCCGACGGGGTGCCGGCGATCGTCATGCCGTGGTTGTAGACGACCGGGAACTTCCCGCCGTGGTGCTGGATGGACCGGTTGAACGCGGCCGGGTCGTTGACCTCGAGGTAGTGGCCGTCCTGGTCGTAGATCTCGGCAGGCTCGTTGAACACCGCCGCGTACGCCTCGACGACGCGGCCGGAGCCGCCCTTGCGGATGCGGATGTCGTCCAGCGCCACCGCCCGGATGAAGTCGGTCATATGTCCTCCACCCAAAGGCAGCAGTTGAACTGCGGTAGACTGAAGTTGTGCCAGTTGGTAAGCCAGGAAGAGTTCCAGCGTCGTGCCATCCGGATCGCCCACATCAGGCGAAGGGCCTGTGTTCGCCCTGCTATCAGGTGCAGTGGAAGCGCGAAAACCCTGAGCGGTTCGCATCTCGCCCGCGTCGGATGGCCGACTGCCACCCGGATCGCCCAGTGCTGGCGCGCGACCTATGCAGCACCTGCTACCGCCGCGAGCGGCGCACTGATCCGGAGTACATGGAGCGCGAGCGCGCCTGGGGGCGGCAGGCTGCGCAGAAGAGATGGGCGGCCGAGACGACGCGGGCCCGCTTCCTTCGCGGTATTCGCAAGTACGGTCTCGACTTCGATAGCTGGAGCAGCCTCATTCTTGAGCAGGAAGGTCGATGCGCGGCCTGTGCGGCGCCTACGGCTGACCTCCAAGTTGACCACTGCCACCGGCGAGGGCTCCGCAGTGTCCGCGGCCTACTTTGCCCCAATTGCAACAGTGCTCTTGGCCACGCCCGCGACGACGCCGCCCGCCTCCGCGCCCTGATCGCCTACTTGGGCCGGGCCGACGTTGATCGGAGCCTGGCCGGGCGGTTGGAGTTGGACGCTCACTAAACCCGAGTGCACGAGCAGCGACGTGTCCTCGCCCTCGACGGCGGCCGCGGCCGACTCGGGGGTGAAGCCGTCACGCACGTACGCGGTGATCGTCTGGGCCTTAATGAAGCTGATCTCGGCGGCGTCCTTGCGGTCTTCCTGCAGGAAGCTGATCTCGCGCTCGTCGTACCAGAGCTCCGACCGGCCGTCCGGCGCCGGGACGATGGCCTCCAGGGCGGCGAACATGCCGCCCCACAGCGGCCGCAGCGTCCGGTCGGCGACCAGCCGGCAGGCGGCCCGGAAGTTGCCCGCGTTCAGCGACGACCCGGCCATGCCCTCCGAGAGGGCGGCGACGACCGGGTGCACGCCGGACGCCGCGGCGATGCGGGTCTCGCCGGCGCCCTGGGTCACCTTGAAATCGAGCTGCGCCAGGTCGCGGCCGACCACGTGCGGGGTCGCGCCGCCACCGAGCGCCAGGGTCTTGTAGGCGTTGCGGGCGCCGGCGTGGCTGGTGTCCATCTTGCGGACGAAGTCGGCGAAGTGCTCCCGCTTCACCTCGGGCCCGAACGAGACGATGAGCTGCGGGGTGGCGCCGTTCTCGAAGAACGCCAGCTTGTGGGTGCTCGCCGCCTGGTCGGCGTCGATCTCGCGGCCGGCGGCAGCCATCCAGGACACGCCGCGGTAGGCAGCGAGGGGATCGGGCTGGGGCGCCCACACGGCGATCTCGTCGGACAGCAGCGGCACCGGGGCCCGGCCCGAGTTCGGGCCGTTCGGGTAGTAGAGAGCGCCGAGCAGGTCGGCGTCCATCGCGTACTGGGCCTCGTCGGGGTCGTCCTGCGAGCCCAGGACCATGACCACCCAGTCAGGGCGCAGCAGCATCAGCCGGTCCGGGCGCTCGTTGCGTCGGGCCACGAACGCGGTCCCGGCCATGTCGGCGTTCAGCACCATGCGCGAGGCCAGCTGGCGGAACGTGCCGCCCGGCCAGGGCCGCTCGAGCACGCCCAGGTCGGTCGTGCCGTACAGCTGCCGCCGGTCGAGGTTGCGCCACTTCGGCCGGGCCTCGGACACCAACGCCATCCGGGTCAGCTCGCAGGCCGCCACGACCGCGTTGCCCTTGTAGGCCCGGTTGACCAGCGTGGCGAAGTCGGTGCCGATGCCCTCGTGGGACGGGTCGAAGCTGGTCAGGACGTTGTTCCAGTATGGGTTGCCCTGGAAGACGTGGTAGCCGTCCGCGCCGTCGTAGCGCTCGGACTTCGGGGCGCGGGCCGCGCGCAGGAGGTTCACCACGGACCGTCCTCCCGCACCGGTGGGTCTTCATCGACGTCGTACAGCAGGACCGACCAGGCGATCAGGCCCGCGCCGGCGACCGCGACGCCGAGGCCGGGATGCACGAACCAGCCGAGGCCCGCGGCGAGCAGGAGCAGGCCGGCGAAGAAGCCGAGCCGGGCCCGGCTCGCCCGCGACAGCCGGCGCTTGGGCTTAGACATCGATGTACGCCGCCCACGGCTCCGAGGGCTCCTCGACGTGCCGGGAGACCAGGTGGAACGCCTTCGCGGCGCCGGACAGCGGCCCGATGTCGGCCTTGGACCGGCGGTGGAACACCCGGGTGTCGCCGACCGGCCGCCACGCGGCCTGTTCGACGGACACGTTCAGGGCCCCCTGGTTGCCGTGCCGGATCTTGCGGTCTACCAGCGCGTCGTAGAACGCGCCGTCGGCGGCCGCGGCCTCGCGGCCCGTCATCAGCACCGGCTCGATGCCGGCGGCCTGAAGCGGCTGGATCAGCGACGCCTCGGGGGCTCCGGGGTCGATGACGAAGCCGATCGGGTGCCAGTCGGCGTTCAGCGCGGCCATCCGGTCGGCCATCCATGCCGTGCCCGGCCGGTAGTCGATGGACTCGACCTGCACCAGCCCGTCGGCCCGGCGGATCGCCGCGGTGATCGCACCCTTGGTGCGCTCCGGGTTGATCGTAGGGCAGAACACCACCGGCGAGCGGTCCTGGCACTCGGTGTCGGCCAGCGACGCCCACAGCACCTGGTCGATCGCGGCCGAAACGCGGCCGTCGGCCCAGATCCCGAGCCGTTCGCGGGCGAATTCCAGCTCCGGAAGGGCCGCGCGCTCGGCCTCGACGAACTCCGCGTCGATGCGGATGCCCAGGCCAGGGTTGGCGGCCTGCCACGCCGCCGGGTCGTCCAGGTCGGCGTCGGCCGGCGCGGACCACTCGAAGTAGGCCAGGCGGCTGGGCTTGCCCTCGGCGCCGCGGTCCCGGACCCGCGCTAGCACCTCGGAGTCCTCTTTTCCGGCGCTGGAGGCGTACCAGACCTGCGGATTCGGCCGTGCGGCCATCGTCGGGAGCAGGGCACCCATCGCCGAGGCGGGCAGGTTGTACGCCTCGTCGAGGATCACCACGTCACCGGAGAAGCCACGGCCCGAGCCCGTCGAGCGGGCCACGAACCGCAGCCGAGCGCCCGAGCGCAGCTCGATGCCTTCCTCGCCGTGCGAGGTGCGGACCCTCGAGACCAGCCGGTCGAGGTCCGCCGTGTTCTGGATCAGGCCCAGCACGCGCCGGAACGCCTCCTGGGCGGTCTTGAACTCGTGCGCCGAGTGTAGGATCAGCTGCTCGCCGAACAGGAACAGTCCGGCCAGCTCGCGGGCTTCAAGCACAGCGCCCTTGCCGTTCTGCCGGCCGACGATCAGGCCGACCTCGAACGCGGCCCACTTCCCGTTTGCCTGCTCGCCCAGGGCGACCTCGAGGACGTGCTGCTGCCATTGGTCCAGTTGCAGACCCGCGCTGGCGGCCAGTTCGACAGCCTCCCCGCCGGCCGAGCTGACGTAGTCGGGGCGGGAGCTAACCCGTGGCCTCTGCGCGCCGAGCAGCACGTCGTGCGGCGAGATCGTCAACGGTCGACTCCTTCACCGGGGCGAGCTGCTCGAGCTCGGCCGTTACGGCCCGGAGCTCCTTGGACAAGGTGGCGGCATCACGCGCCGATTCGGCCCCGTGGACGGTTTCGAGCTGAAGGAGAAGCTCGGATTGGAGCTGTTCCAGCAGGTCACGGCGGGCGACAGCCATCCGGCACCTCACTAACAGCAACGGGCAGGCATCACGTTCAGTGAGTAACGGTCGGTCAAGATCGTCACCCGACTCGGGCGCCATTCACTTTGGGTGACGAAAGCCGGGCCGGAAATGCTTCAAATTTGTAGGGAGAGAAAGGGGAC